ATTGAATCTGTGATGGCTCAGAATGGTCTTAAGGATTCTGATGTAGTTACAAGGGAAACCCACGATGCACAGATTAAGGTTTACGATGACTATCCTTCTCACGCTTCTGCACAGCATTTTGCTGGAATTACAGATGGCAAAGTTCCGTTTAACCCAGAACTTCCATTAAGAGATAATCAAGAACTTCACCGCAACAATGGTGCTACTGAAAAGTTTATTAGAAACGCATTTAAGGTTGGTACTGAACTTGAATCTCCAGCCCTAAGAGCACAAGCAAAGGTATTCTTTCCAGAAGGATTTAGTGGTCCAATTTCAAATATGAATGGTGCGTATGCAATGGCTAAAAACATTGTAAAGACTAAGCCAGTACAAGAAAGACTTGCTAAGAACTATGGCGTTGGGATGGTTCCCAATGGTGCTATCTTTGACAAGGCTTGGGTTGATGTGACAGGCACTACTGACAGCATTTCTGTCACTAAGATTGAAGTTCCTATTCACCCAGATGCCCAAGAGAAGGCTAGATATGACGCTGTGTCGGCAAGAATGGGAGACAAGATGCCATTCTCTTATGAGCAATTTAAGATTCTGAGTGTTGGTCATCGCATTCCGTGGTCATACGATGGTCAAGGCAACAAGGTTGTTCAAGTTGGCAAGGGTGCTAACGAAAGATGGCTTCCATATAATGACCTTGCAAAAATTACTGCTGAACCACCTAAGAATCAGTTTGAGCAGAACAGACTTGGCACTAGCACTTGGCTACAGGGACACGCTGGCAAGGGACTTCATTATGGTCCACAAGGAAATGGGTTTACGCTTGTTTACAATGGTACTATTGACCAACTTAGGTCTCCTAACCCAATTGAAGATTCTCAGTTTGTCAGCGATGGTCTAGGTGCTGTCGTAGATATCAGAAGAATTGGTGCAGAGATGAAGAGTCTGATTAATGGTGCTGGCATTGTTGAGAAGAATCTTAGCGTTTCATACAATCAGAAATACGAGAATCTGTCCCTACAGGCTCAGACTTACAGAAAGTACTTCATCGCAAGCGGACAGGAAACCGACAAGGACAATGCACGACTTACCACAATGGTAACCGACAACTCATTCCTTAAGACATTTACTCCTACTGAACAGATTGAAATCATCAACGCTATGGAGCGTATCATTGGAAACAAGATTCTTGGTAAGTGGACTGCTATGGGTGGCAAGGTTCTTGAAGATAGACCTAATGCAGTAAGCGAGGAAACGATGAAAAAGATGATGAAATACGCAGATAAGGCTGGTATTCCTACATTCGAAGAACTAAAAGCCAGAGACCTTGCTGAAAGGGCTTCCGCAAGAACCCATAAACCCCAATAATGGAATCGCAGAACTTTACTTATTCCTCCGAAGAAGACCTTCGTAGGATTGCTTCTCAACAGGGATACATCCTGCCTTCACAGGTAGCAGTTGCTGACCCAAAGACAGACCTTGAGGAGGAGACAAGGGCAAGTGAGGCTCCGTCTGAAGAACTGGACGGAGAGTCTATTGCTGGAATGATTGCCAGATTTACTACAGAAGGTCATAGACCTACTTTTCAACAGGCTCTTATTTACCGTGAGCATATGAAGACTAAAGAAGTCGATATGTGGAATGGTATTACAAGTGCAATGTCTGCTACCGCAAGCGACCTTGGCTCTGGTGCTTATGAACTAATTGGAGATGCCTTGCACCTTAAAGTCCCAAAGGTTGTAGGTTCTGTTATTGAAGGTGCTATTATGGGTACTGCTAATTGGTATCATATGTACGAGGAAGGTAAGTTTAATGAAGACAGTTTGCTTCACAAGATGCTGTTTAAGAAGAACAATAGTGATGAAGAGTACTATTCTAACTTGATGAATATGCTAGACCTCAGACAGAGCATTGAGGAGCACACTAGAAACGGATACTTCCTTCCAAAAGAAATGGAGGTCGGGGGTCACAAAATTGAACTTTGGAATCCTGCTGTTGTTATGGCTATCAGTTATGTTGCAGACCCTTCTTGGGTAGCACCTAATTTCGGAATCGAATCTGCCCTTGCTAAGGGTATGAATAGTGCAAACAGAATGCTCAAACTTAATGAGCAGTTGGCTAGTGCTGGCATCTGGGCATCTAAGAGTATTGAGGGTAATGCTAAAAAGGTTGGTGAGAGTGCTGGAAGACTATCTGCTGGCATTCTTAAGGTTGAAGAATCACTTCTTAAAGACCTTAAAGATACATTTGAAATTGATGCCTTCATTGGTACTTCTGGTCAAGTTGTTGACAAGTCTGACCTTGGTAGAGGTGCTATGACTGCTGTTGGTATGAATGCGGTCAAGATTCCTGCTTGGTCTGTTACTACCCTTACTTGGGGTGTTGCTAAGTTGGGAGAAGGTCTTGCTGGTGCTGTTGAAACAGGTGCTAGAATTGCCAGAGAAGCCCCTAAGAATGCTGGTATGAGGCTCTCTGAGCGTATTGCTATGGAGTCTGAGAGTAAGGTTGTTTCGGCTATGGCTAACACTTGGGCTAAGACTGGCTCTCCATTCCTTGAATGGGGTACTGCTACGGCTCATACCACGCTACACGCTGGTATGTATGGTGGTGCGTTTGGCTTTACCTTTGGCGGTGAAGAAGGCTTCTACAATGGCATTGGTTCTGGCTTTGTGCTTGGTGGTGCTTTCCACCAGATTGGTGCTTTTCATAATACTGTTGCTGGTGGCAATTCCCCTAACGAAGTAATTAAGAACTTCCTGTGGTCTACTCAGCACTATGATTTGGCTAATCAGCAGGGTCTTCATCGCCTCCTTACAAATGTTGAGAGAGATTATGATGACGGTAAGGGCGGTGGACAGAAGGCTAAACTGCAAGTTATGTCTGACATTGCTTCTGCTGAAAGACTCCAGCGTAATGTAAGAAGACTGATTCTTACTGAGGAGGAAATCCAAGCCAGAATGACTGACGATGAGTGGGTTGATTACGAAAAGTTTAAACTTGCACAGGCTGATACTTGGGGTGGTGTTGCCTTTAGACAGAAACTTAGCGGAGAGATGGTAACTATCATCAACGCTGACAGGGCTGTTAAGTCTGCCGTTAAGGAAGAACTCTTCCACACACTTATGATGTCTGAAAGATATCGTGAAGTGTTCCACCAAGATGCAATGCAAGCCCTCATTGGTACGGATGACCATAAGGGTGCTCTGTATCGTATGCCAAAAGAACAGGCACTTAGCCTTCTTAAACAATTTAAGGAAGCCTATGTTGGGCTTGAACAGGAAACCGCAAAGAAGGCTCCTGTTAACGATGGTCATTTCCAAGAACTTGATAAGCATTGGGATGAGGTCATTAACGACTTCAGAGAAGGCAAAGACCTTGGTGGCAAGATGCACAGTCTCTTTGAGGAGTTCCTTGCATCGTACTGGAATCGCTACATTGAAGATAAGCCAATCGACTATCTCCTTAAGGGTGGTGACCTAGGTCTTATCCGTAACGCTGTTCAACTGGCTAAGGATTCTTACCAGAACATTATGCACACAGATTTGACCTCTGCTGGTGCTCACTTTAATTTCGGAACTAACATTGACCATTTCTTCCTCGACCAGAAAACTGGTCAGAGAGTCCGCATTCCTAAACTAGAAAAGTTGATGGAGCATTTTGTTAAGACTGCTTCTAAGGAAATGTATACTGGCTGGACTGTTAATCCTCGCAAGGGTGGGGGCATTGAAGGGGCTGTTGCAAATGAGTTAGAACACCTGTTTAGCAGAGATGCTACTGGTGGGCTTAAGCGTACATCTGAATCTGACCTTGATAAGGAAACTGCTGTTTCAATGCAGAATGTTCTGCGTAGCATCCTTGAACTAGACAAGAGCCAGAGAGGACTTAAAATTACTGTTAATGGAAACAACGGTGGAGATGGTCCAATGGCGTTCTCTAGAGGCAAGCCAAAGAAGCCTAAGACCAAAAAACAGGTGGAAGAAGAGGTTACTGGAACCAAGCCAGTACAGAACAAACTTCCCAATAGAAGAGCAATTGCAGACCATTGGGATGATGTAGAGCCAGCCACCCCTAGAAAGAAAAGGGGTACAATTGATGAAAACGAAATTGCCATCGCTGAAGAAGTTGCTGGCGAAGACACTTCTGGTTCTGGCAGATGGTCTACTGACAAGCGTAAGAAGTTTTGGGAAAGCGTTTGGGAAGGCAATCCACGAATCACTATTACTGGTAGAGCGTCTACTGCTGAACTTAAGATTCTTTCCGACCACCTTCCTGCTAATACTGTAAAGAGATTTGCTGAACTTAACACCATCATCGAGATGGCTAGAGACGGTGTGTTTGCTAAGAATGTGTCTAACATTGCCAAGACTGAGTATATGGCAAAACAGAAGGAAAATAATGATGGTAGCCGTATCACATACGAAGCGGGTGAAGAAAGAGTACGCCACACTAACTTTATTCCTGTTGAACTACATCTGTACTTTGAACGAAATAAACGAATCGTTGATGGTGAACCAGAACTGAGTGTTGGTACTGCTCAGATTAAGGTTACAGCCATTGACCACGATGCTCTCATTAAGCGTGTTGACTATGCTTGGGCTAAGTGGGTTGAGACTGGTATGTCTTGGAGAACTGTCAGAAAACTTTTTGGAGATAAGACCAACCTATACCAAGCCTGTAAGGACTTGATTACTCATTACTCAAACTCTGAGTCTAAAGAAGGTGGCATCAGAATCTTCCAAGCCAATGGTGCGGTAGGTGCTAGAGATGCTGGTCATATGAGAACGATTGCTAATGCTGTTCTTGGATTCCATCCTACCAATGAGATGGTTCGCAGAGGCGAGCATTCTAATCCTAGGTGGAAACTACAGAACAGAATGGAAGGAAAGAAGGTAGATGTTCCCGATGTCATCTTTGATATGAACATCAGAAGAATGGGAAGAATCACCACTAGAAACGGTGAAGGATTTGGCGTGGATTGGAATTCTGCCTATGTCAGAAGCCAGTACAACCATAGCCCTGCAAAGGTTAAGAGAGACCACGAAGGCAACCCGCTCAGAACGCACGAACTTTCTGCACTCCAGAATAGCGTATACCGAAATAAGGATGGCGAAATCCTTGCCGTATACTCTCTTAACAAGCCATATTCTTCACAGAAAAGAATGAATGAATCGTCTGTGTTTGATTATGTAGATGAAGGTCTTGGTAATAGATTTGGCTCTAGAGGCGGTGAATACTTCTCTGATACTGGCTGGTTGCACTACACTCCAGATATGGGTCTTGCCTCATTGGTAAGCAAGGGGTCTATGAAGACTGGGTACATTGATACTCAGAAACACATTGACCTAAGCGACTTGCATCCTACTTCCACGGTTGAAGATGTTGCTGGCGTTCTAGTCAATCGAATGTCTGAACTGACTGGCAAAAGCAGAGAGTCATTGTTGGCTGAACTGCTTTCAATTGAGACTGGAGAAGGCGTAACGGTTGGTGAACTGTTTAACACTCACGAGAATGTGCTTATGCACGAAGGTCACGACCTTGATGTGTGGCTGTTTACTCCAGAAACTGTAAAGTTTATGAATGAAAACGGAATCAACTCCGTTGAGTATCAGTATCACAATAGAATTGCAGACACTAATAGTACTGCTGTTGCTTTGCTTGATAACAGAAGGTTCATTGAAAATGTGTCCAGAAGAGCAGAGGCTAATTACTTTGCTTTCAGTCCTGCTAAGAAACCGAGGACTCCCTCACACAACCCTCCCAAGACAATTACCGAAGTCCTTCAAGATAAGATTAGGGCGTTGCAACAGGGTAACTATACTGAGGCTGATATCCAGAAAGCATTCCTTTCTCATATTGTATCTGAAGATGGAAAGACCGTCTTACAGAACCCAGAACGCCTTACAGAAGACGGTCTTGATAGCCTTATCCAAGAACAACTTGCTAAGGTTAGACAACTGACAAGAAAGGAACAGGCTGAAAAGTTTGGTCCAGAAGACAGAGCAAAGATTGCAAGCCAACTTAGAAGCCATACTCTTAGGGCTTTAAGAGAAAAGTTCCCTGTTGCTCCTACTGCTGTTCTTAATCAGATTGCTGATGTTGCCCTAAGCGGAGTCAGCGTAAATGCACAAACTGTAACTACTGGCAGGGTTGCTGGTAGGGATATCCAAAAAGAAGTCCTTGCGATTAACGGAACTGTGCTTGGAAGAATTAAAAAGAATGGAGGTCTTACTGGAAGAAAGATTGAGGACAGCGGTATCCCAATGCTTGCACACATTGCTGAAATGAGTGAGAGAGACTTCCAGATTTTTAAGGCTATCCCAGAGTACCTTGATGCAATCAAGAAGGGAACTACTGCTGAATGGCTTCAGACAAATCAAAGCATTGTTGATGACCTTTATGGCAAGCACGGTGGTCCAAAGAAGTTCTACAAAAAGTTTGATGATGCACAGAAGGATATCTTCTTCCTGCTTGATGCACAGTTGGCTAACAAGATTCCATTAACTGATGGCAGTCTTATGGATGTTGTTAACGAAAAGAAAATCAGAGAGGCTTTTGCTGAGAAGACTAGGGCGTTTGTATTTAAGACCCTTACGGAGGCTGGCTGGGGTCAGCGTGGTAGCCTTATGGAGACTTGGGACAAGTATAGAGATGTTAAGAAAGAAGCAGAGATGAGCCGTGCTCTGTTCAGAATGCACTCAGAAAATATTGAGGGGATGCTTACATCCGAGTTCCACGAGCGTGTGCTTGATACCCTTACCGCTCTTGATATCCCTCTGGACAATAAGATTGTCAACCACAGGGAGATTGCAGAAATGGTTAGAGCCGTCCTGTATGACCAGTCTAGAAAAGGTTTAATCAAACTTGGTTCTTATGAGGCTATTGCTGAGAGCGTGAGACTGTATTATGAATACGCAGAAAGAGAATCTGTTGACGGAAAGAAAATTGTCATAGACAAGAAGAAGGCTCTCAGAGAAAACCTAGTCAAAGCACTAATTGAACTTGAGGAAAATGGCTTTGAAGGCATCAACTGGACAAAGCGTCCAGACACTCGTGATGTAACAAAAGAAGGTAAAGTGTTTAAGGTTACACAGAAACTGTTTGCTGGTTCTGGTGACACGCTGATGACCATTGATGGTCACAACATCTGGGACTTTGAAGGCACTCATTTTAAGGTCATTGAAGAAGGCGTTTGGGCTGATGACTCTGCTCTTATCCTTCGTGATATGCGTACTGGTGAGGCTATCCTTACCAAGCCAATGAAGAAAGAAGGCTCTAGTACTGCTTCTAATACAGAAAGAGGAAAGATTATCAGAGAGTTTCTATCTGAAGCCACACACGCTATCGTAAAGAGACAGCCAGCAACCGCTCTGTCTATGAACTTTGGTCAAGTACACGGACCAGTTAAGGACTACATCATTACAAAATGGCTTGCCGAGGACAAACAGGCTGATGTTGGTATGCTTGGTGGACAAGACTTCTCTAACTTTGCTTTGTATAAACAAGGCAATCATTATGTTGCTGTAAGAAAATACGAAAACTATCTGATTGATGAGGCTCTTCCTAAGAGAGAAGGCGAACCCGAAAGAAAAAAGGGACGAGGAGATATTGATACTCAGCAAAGAATTGACCAACTTGAGCGTGACTTTGCCAATGGAGTTGTTGAAAGAACTGTTCCATCTGGAAAGAACAAGACTTCTACTGTTAAGCGTAAGGGTTCTGCCGATGAACTTGCAACGCTCAGAGAGCAGATTACAGACCTAAAGGGTAAACTATTTACTGACAGAGGTGTCATCCTTGAGATGGGGCAGGATGGAAGTGTTAGTGTTATTGATACTCCTCACACTATGCTTGAGGTGGCTACGGCTATTAAGAACCTTAAGAAAGGTAACCTTAACACAAAATCTTTTGAGGCTTATGTGAAAGAGATGTACCGCACATTCCATTACAAACTTAAGGCTTTCCAAGAAAAAGAAACAGGTAGAATTGAAAAGGTTCTTGACCCAAAAGAAGGCAACCTTGTTAAGATTAAAAAGTTACAGGCTGAAATTAATAAGCACCAGAGCAAGGTGCAGGAACTGTATATGGAGCGTTACAGAAAACTTCGGAAAGAGAAGTACGCAGATGGCAAAGAAGCATACCCAGAAGAAATGTGGTCTGCTGAAGATATGGTATCGGAAGTTGAAAAACAGATTGATGCAGACATCAAAAATGCAGACCAAAATGTACGCAATGCACAGAATAGAATCTATGCACTAGAACAAAAACTCCTAGACTTAGGTGCATTCCCAGAGTTCTCAAAGATGTCTATGTCTGAACAGCAGACTTGGCTGGCACAGCAGGACAGATACTCAAAAGAAAATGGAGTAGGCGGTAAGTATGACACAGCCAACTGGCTTGATACTAAGATGCCTATGTTACAGGGAGAACCTACAATGGATTACATTGTAAGAATCAGAAAAGAAAGACAGGCTCAGTCTCAACTTCTCATCCAGCATCAAGGTGCTTATGACGGAATGAAGAACCTGCTTGATTACAATAAGGTAAACCTTGAAAAGGTTAAACTTAAGGTTCAGTTCCTTGCTCAACAGTACGCAGAGGCTAGTGGCATTAAGGTTACCCAGACTTGGCTTAAGGGATTGGTTGCAGGAGGAGAGGGCGAGATGTGGACTCAAGTAATCAATATGGGTAAGATTAAAAATCTTACTGGTCATAAGCCTATGACTCCTAGATACCTTCCAGATACTGAAGGCATTGTTGGAAAGAAATCTTCTGCTGTTACTGTAAAGGATATGCATACAGCCTTCCTTGAAGGTATGATGACTGCTTCGGATAATTGGAGGGGCATTACTGGTAGCAGAATGGAACGGATTAACCTGCTCCTTGATAGGGCTGAGAAACAGGCTGACAAAGGACCAAAGGAACCTCGTCCTGTTAGACCAGAAGGTATGAGCAATGAAGAGTGGACGCTTACACAGGAATATTATCTAGCCAAGAAACACGCTCGTGAATTTGGTGCTACCCACACGCTTCCATTGTTTAAGGAATGGGTTAAGATTAATGAAGAGAAGTTTCCTAAACTTGCTAAGAGTGTTATTTATGACAAAAAGGGTGTACCAACCTATCAAACTAGAAGCCAACTTCGTATCCACCAGAGACCGCAGGATGTTAATCTCAACATTGAATCAATGCTTAGAGATGCTTCTGTTGAAAAAGGTCTTTTGTTTGAAGACATTATGGAGGCTGGTAGACAGAAGTCTAGACCTAGCACAGAGTTTGACCTTGGAGATGACCTTAACACCGTCCTTAAAGGAAGTAGTCTTAACCACGCAGAAGGTGCTTGGGTTCAAGACCCTCTTAATAGAAAAAAGATAGAGGAACTACAGGAGAGATGGAAGGAAGACAGACAGGATGACAGACTTAAGGCTGACAACAAGTTTGTTGAAGCCGTTAAGGAAGAACATTTCAGAAGTGTTGTTGGAAAAGATGGAAGAGAAATCCTAGACTCGATGGATAAGATTGAGTCACTTCAATCACAGGCTTACAAACTTTACAGAATCGTTGATGAGTTAGAATTCCAACAGCATCAGTTGTCTATTACTGGAGATAAGGATGGAGAGATTCCTAACCTTAAGGCTAAACAAACTGCATACGAAGATAGAATTTATAAACTCAATTCAGAAATCAGACCGCTTGAGGCTCGCATTCAAGAGTCTATTGACATTACTGCTGTAAAGGAAAAGCAGGATGCGGTTACAAGGATGAGTGAACCTCTGCGTAAAATCGAACAGAACCTTGACAGTCTTCGTGCAGAGTTTGATGCCAGAAATCTTTTAATTCAAAAACTCAATCCTCCAGCAGTTCCTGTTCCAGATGGTGGTCCCGCTGGAAGCAGAGCACAGATTGAAAGAGCAACAGCCCTTGCACAGAATGCGAAGAGACCTACTCGTGCTCAATACGAAGAGATTAAAACTGCCAAACAAGAGATGGCTCAGATTCAAAAGGAAATCCACGCTGAAGAGGCTAAGGCTATTCCTCTTAGACAGGCTATCAAAGACACAGGAGTTACAGCAGGTGAATGGAAGTATCCAAAGGGAAGGGTAGAGACAGACATCTCTCCTGTTCAAATTGCTAAGTTCAATAACCCTGCATACCAAATGGTTATTGATATGGTCAACAAGAAGAGGCATAACATTGATACATATCTTCTGCAAAGAGAGAGAACCCTTAATGAAAGAAAGCAGTTGGCTGAGTCTCACGCTACAGACTACGCAAAGCATCTTGCTACCTTTGACGCTAGAGCCAAGCAACTTGGATACAGTTCTTCCAGTCTTATTGTAAGCCCTAACAACCCTAGAACGCATCAAATCTATCTGGCATTCCCGAAGATTTCCTACGACTTGTATGGCTCTATGCACCCGCTTGATTGGAGCGGTAGCGAGTGGCAGATTGGAACTACTGCTAGAGGCGAGAAGACAATTAGTTTTGGTAGTTCAAACGACCCAGCCTATGTCCTGTACAACAAGGAAGTACAGGGAGGAAGAAAGATTTACACGCTGGCTGACTATATGTTCTTTGCACAAAAGAAGGCTGAGTACCATATGGCTAACCCAGATATGGCTATCTCTGCTGAAGATGCTATGCTTATCAGAACGCTTGTTCCTCCAGATGTGTATACCATTCCTCAGTCCAAGGCTGACACAATCCTTGATAAGCATTGGAAAGAAATTAAGAGAATCAAATCTGGCATTATTGATAACCTTGATGTCCCTGCTAACGCAAAGGCACTTGTTACTAGGTTTGTTGAGGACGGTCTAGACCTAGTAATCGGTCGCAGACAGGACAGAATCAATGCCTTTAAGAGACTTGAAGGTCTTAGTGATGCTGAGTTTATTGAACGCACAAAGGATATGACTCCAGAGCAGGTAGACCAGATGACCTTTAAGAAAGAGTATATTGAACAGGCTTACTACTGGCTACAGGAAGCAAAAGATGTTGGTGGATTCATTCACCTAACATCAACAACGGAAGCCTACCAGAAACAAGACCCAAGAAATAAGAACTCTACAATACCGTTTCTTACTGAGAAACTTTCTATTCAGAGTATCATTGAGATGGATGGATTCCTTGCTCAGTTACAGGAGTCTATGGATAGAAGAAAGATTTCTAGTATGTTTGATACTAAGCCGTACTCTAAGACGCTGTACGAGGCTCTTCCTGTTCAAGAAAGAGTTAACCTTGACGCTACAGTTGTGCAAAGACTTGCCCTAGAAAACGATGCTGGTGTCCTTAGACATCAAGGTCTCCTTGAGGCTGAACGCAGAGGTAACCCGCAATGGTTCCCCGACCAGCAGAAGGACATCCAGTACACAGGCAATGATGCTGACAGTATTCGACTTGAGCACGAGCGTGTTGAGTCACTTCTTAAGAAGATTGGTGCTGTTGAGGCTTCAGTTGCTATGTATAAGGGTGAGGTAACTAATTTTATTGCAAAAAGACCTTGGGCTTTAGACCATTTGCTCTCCCTTAAGGATGATGGCGTTCATTTCTCTAATCTTGTGTGGAAAGATGGAGATGTAATAACTCGTGCTGACTCTATGCGTACTTCCAATGACGGAAGATATATCATTAAGAGAGAGCCTTACGGAAAGGATTTCAGATATCAACTCTACTACATTGGTGAGACATTCCTTGGTGCTGATGGCGTAAAGATTTATGAGATTCCAACATCTCAAATTGGTACATTCAGCGACACCACACAGGCACAGGTAATGGCTAGGTTTATTGAAGACGATATTGTCAGACTTCGTACACTACAGAGCCTTGTTAAGGGTGGTAATGACAACTATTCCCCGACAAAGGTATTTAACACATTGATTCCTTACAGTTCTACAAAGGCTGGGCATATCCTTGGGTCGCTTGCTGAAGTACCAGCGTTTTCTGGTGCTGTTATTAGAGCCTATGAAGCACACGGTGGTAAGCCAGAACACTCCAGCACTATGAAGAAAATCCTTTCACCATTGCAGGACTTTGGTGAAGTTCAGTTCTTTGCCGTCAACGGAAACGGTCAAGTTGTTCAAAAGAGAAGAATCATTACTCCTAGTGTTGAAGTAACTCTTAAAAAGTACTTTAACCTATCATACACAGCAGATGGTCACAAGACTTGGACATCTAAGGATAGAACTCAGACCAGCCCTGCCCCTGCCAACACAGAGCACACGGCTCCGACTGCCAGCAACCCTGCACTAGAAACACCAACAGTTCACGAGCAGAAACTTGCAGACATTACTTCCTTTGAAGCCATCTCTAATGTGCAGGTTGAAGGTCAGAACTTCCAGCAATGGGAAGTCATCCGTAACAAACTGAACTACCAGATTATTCGAACAAAGGTTAACGGAACCCAACAGTTCAAGTTGTTCAATCAGTCCTCATTGTTCATTGGTCAATTCCACCACGAGCAAGAGGCTGTGGATGAAATTTTCGCAAAAGAGTTTGCCGAGAAAGGACTAAAGTATGTCCGATAATCAATCAATGGAGGCTGTCCTTGATGACTTCAAGAAGGGTGGCTGGATTATGGCTGTCCTTGGAGGGCTTGGGATGCTTGCTAGGCTCATTTTGACCAACGAGGAGTACAAGGTAGCCATCTGGACAAGAAAAGTCATTGCAGGTGGCATTGTGGGGGTAATCAGTTACTTTGCCCTATATGGGGTCTCCATTGACCCGATGTACAAGTCTGTATTGTGCTCTATTTCTGGTTCTATTGCACCCGAACTATTTGAGTATGTGCGGAGAAAATTTATACAAAAAGCGAAATAATTATGGCTAAATATACTCCAGAAGGAACATTTCTTCCAGATTATAACAAGGGAGACGAAACCAAACTTGACATAGATTTGTTGCGTAGAAAATTTACCGCAAGAGTCAATAATTTATACACTCCTCAATTAGAAGGAGGAATCCAGATTGATAAAAGGCTTAATATTGACCCTAGGGTTCTTTATAGATGGGTTGGGCTTGATGCTATTAAAGATTTTGATTCAAGCGGACTTATCAGAGGTCCAGAAATAGCAGGGTTTGCGGACGAAGCCGTTATGGGTCAGCAACCTCCGTTTTTTTCTCAAGGTATGCCATTGTGGCAATACGCTGGAGGAGTTAGTGCTGGAACAGGAACTGCAAAGTCGGCTAGTAACCCATATTTAATTGGTACTGTTGGTGCTGATTGGACTTCAAGAACAGGTACAAGAACTGTAGATGACTCACAGGTTGTTAAATCTAACTTCGAAGATTACATTGAACAAGAAAGAGGGCTTACTCGTGGAGCAAGAGATGCTGTTGTTGACACCCGAATGGAGTTAAAAAAACTTGCTCAATTTGTAGAAGAATTAAGAGAAACTAAAAGTCACAGCCCTCGACATATTGAGGGTGTGATGAAAAGATATCAAACAATTCTTGAAGGAATTAAACCTCACGAAAGAACACTTAATAAATATTTACACGGAACTGAAGGACTTGAGCAAGTATATGACGATGAAGTTCATCTTGATTCTTTAGGTAAATCTATTGGTGCTGACTTAGGTGTTACTACTTTAGATTTTACGCCAGAAAGAGAATGGCTAGGTGAAAAAGGAGGCGAAAGGCAGTTAAATCAATTTTCAAATATGCTTATTGAAAGAAGAGATGAGTTGTCTCGTCTTACTGATGACCTCCAACCAAGTCCAAGCACTTTTAATTTAACTCCTAGACAGTATAGAACTTTTAATGGAAGAAACGCTACAAGTTTTGCTCTTCCAAGATGGCTTAAATCAATGGATAATTCTACTGACTTAAAACCGTCTGATTCTGCTTTGTTTGAAAGAATTAAAAACGGAACAGCAACGCCAGAAGAATTAAATGCTCTATATGGTATGGGGAGATTTGATTATGACTTAAATGATATGGGTAATCCGTTAAGACACCTAGACCTTAGAAGAAGTGGTTCTGGTGCAATGTATCACGAAAGATTACCAAACACACGAATTCAACCAAGTAATGCAAATTGGAGTGAAGGCTGGGAAGTTCCTTCTGCATATCTTGATGTAAAAGACAGACCTTTTGCCGTGTGGCAATATACTAAAAACGGTCTTAGACTTGTTAACCAAGGAAATAATAATCCTGTGCTTGGCAACAGACCAATTCCAACAGAACTACAAGACCCATATCTCACATATATGGATTTGGCTGAATCTAAAGCAAGAATGGCTCCAGACTTAACTAGTCAAACAGGAAAAATTAGAATAGAAAAGTTTGCCCAGCCAGATAGCGTTTTTTCACTTTCAAATGTAATTGATGAATCAACAAAAGGCAGTCGTGCTTATGGAAGAAAAGGTTTTGTAGATATGAATTTGCTTACACAGCCACTTCAACGCCACGCTCAATCGTTTGCTAATGTTGCCAAGGGTGTTACGGAAAAAGATGAGTTCCTTGCAATGATGCAAAAAGGATTAAGCAATCCAGACCACGCTAGAAATTTTGCTACGAACTACACAAGGAACCCAGCCTTAAGAGGGGCGGTTAACGCTGAAATGGGAGCAAGTGCTATTAAGTTTTTAGGAAAGGTTGGAGCCGTAGCAGGTATTGTAACTGCTCCGTCATCTGCTGTCGAAAGAAGAGACAGGATATTCTCTGACTGGGCTACTAACAATAGAGGGTATCCGCATCCAATCCAAGATTTTGGTATGAGAGTACAGGCTGGTATGGAGAACGCACTAGCAGTAGGAACTATGGGAATTTCTGATGAATATTTACATCCAGAATGGAGAGAGCAAATAGAGCCTGTACAGAGAGGATACTACTCAGACAACGGTCAGCGTGTTCCTAACTGGGTTCCTAACCTGCAAAGCACATTACTCGCAAAATAGTTATGCAAACTAAATGGCTCAAAAGTTTCCAAATGGGGGTGTTTCTATGCCTCTTTGTAACCTTTACTTTAACAGGGTGTTCAACCGTAGCACCTACCCCTCCTGTCATAATTTCTAACAACAATGAAAAAGACTCGTACATCACGAAGGTCGAAGAAATCGTCTCTGAGTCTGTTTCTGCTCTCGTTGCTGTCGCTCCTGCCCTCCCTGCTGGAATCCCTAGAGAAATTATTGAAGGGCAAATCCAAAGACTGAGCGGGTTGAGCAAGCCGTCAGTCGTTAAGGTTGCTGAGTTTCAGCGTATAATTAAAGAGAAGGACGAGAAGGCTGTGGTCAAAGACCGTGCTGAAGCCGTCAAAGTCGATGCAGAAACAACGGAACTGTGGGCAAAAGTAGAGGCACAAAACAAGAAACTATCCGAAGCCAATGCACTAAAACTGCAAGCAGAACTAAAAGCGAAAGAAGAAACCAAGACCAGAGTAGTGTACCAAGCGAGTTCGGCTTGTTTAGGGTTATTGATATTCGGAATTCTGGTAACTGCATTTAGTTCGTGGAAGATTTCTGGTCTTACGATTGTCGCTCTGTCCTCTTGTGGCATTGGAGCGGTCTGGTGGTTCCTATCTTGACAGACCAACCTATTAGAGCAAACTTGGCTTGCTCAAATAAGTTCGTGCGATGGTTTGTTTGCTGTTGTTGGCGTTGCGTTCCATTTGGGACTTACAGAGAAACGGTGCTACCACCTTCGCACGAAAGGTGGCTAGTGCCTATTCGTCTTCATCTTCTAATGGCTCGTGTCGCTTAATAACAGGCTTTGGCTCTGGGAGCATACCCATACCCTTGTCAATGTTGTAGTCCACAATCATACAGGCTTGGCTTCGGGTCAGACCGTCTTTGACCATAAAGCACTCAACAATGGTCTCATAGTCGTACAGGATGCCTCCTGTAAGCCCTTCCAGCCCTAGGATGGCTTGGTCTAGCCATTCCCTAGGTTCAAGGAAGATGCCCACAGGGTAGTCCCTGTCGTTATCCTTTAATTCCGCTTTTGAAAGCCTTCTCGGTTTTGGCATCTTTGAATTTGTAGAGGTAAATCTTACGGATAGAGATAGGACTAGTCCTTACTCTTGCTTGAACGAATTTTACGCTTCCGTCTCTTAGATGCTTTACTAATCGCATCTGCAAGTTTCTTAGAGGTATGGAATATTTCTCCGCTAACTCGATGGAAGACAAGTATCCTTTCGGTCTCGGTTCTGATGTAACCTTCCTGTACTGACCTCTGGAATTTACCTCGTTCAGAAACTGGCTGGTTGTTATCTTCATTTTCTTTCGTGGCTAAAGATAAACTCTTTTCCAACTCGGTGGGCTTGCCAGACTTTCCAGTCGTTACCTTGTACGAATCCATAGAGCCATCCAGTACCCCACTTAGAAGTAGCCAATCGGTTCTTCGCATAACGCATTTCACGCTTCTTGCAGAGACACCCACCAGAAAAACCAACTGTACCTCGATATCTTCGTGCGTTGGTTTGCTGGATGCTGTGGATGTGTCCCATAAGGACTGCCCCTTCTTCCAGTCCGTAATGTATTGCGTGTTCTTCCACCGCTCGCACTCCACAAGTGTATCCGTGGACTGTTCGTACTTTTCCCAAGGTGTGGACACCATCTTCAGCGTGATAGGGGTAGATTTTCTTACACCCACCCACTTTAAGGGTAGTTCGAATAGAGGCATCCATTTCTTCACAATAGTCTTTAGCCATTGCGTTATGCGATGAGTGAATAATTTGGTCGAGGCGGTCTTCGTGGTTTCCATAATGAAATACAGTAGGGCAGGTGTGTTGTAAGAAATGCTTTCCCCATTGAAGGTCATCTTCAAGAGATTCTCCTTCTTCTTTCATACTACGACCAGACCTAATACTGCGAAAATCAAAACAATCTCCTAGGTGGATACGCTCCTCTGGAGCATAGGATTTAATAAACTTAAACAAGGCAGATGAGGCATCCTCGTCCACCATATCTCCGTGATTGTCCCCAAAAGCCACAAATTTGATGTATTTACTCACGAGTGGTTGGCATCTCCATTTTCTTTGAGCGTAGGAATAGCAGAAGGTTCTCTGCGTCCTTGATTGTCAAGTAGATGAACTTCGCTTTGCTTCTCCTCGCTCCAGACAGCAGGAAGGATAAACGGTTGTCCGCTGGCTGTACGGATTTCTTTGACGGAGTTGGCATTGTGGAGGATTTGGATAAGTTCTTCAACGCTAAGACCAAGGAGGAGGGCAGACGCTTTGAGACCATTTTGGTTATTGTGATTCATACTTATTGAGAGGCTTGGCAAACAATTTAGCCCATAGAGCCTTGGCATACACAAAGTATTCTTTAGTCTTAGTGACCTCTGCTGTAGTCTGCTTCTTTGCTTCAAGATGACCGCCATTGTGGGCTGGTCGCATCCACTTCTTTTTCATCTTCACAGGATGCCTCTGGCACGATTGAGTGCAGGGTAGTCAAGGTCAGTATTCAGTTTACGCTTCAAGGCTCCAGTAACGCCCATACAGTAGCACATATAGACACGCATAGGAGTAGGCTTGATGTTGTTTTTCTGAAGGGTCTGCACAATCCATTCGCAATGCCATTGGGCTACCTGCCGTGCGATTGGGTAATTGAATGCGTTAGACTTGTTGTACTCCCAGTTGGCAAGGTTACGCTTACAAGCGTCTTCCCAAGCAGAGCGATGCATCTGGTAGGCTCCAAGAGATTTTCCCTTGTCTGAAATCGAGGTGCATCTGTTGTCAGATTCGATGATGGCTAATTTATCCAAAAAGCCGTCTGTTATTTCCATCGCCTGTGCATTGAGACACAGGAGAAGTAGCAATACCGTTTTCATATGTATGTTAATTTGGTAAAATGTCCCTGCTAGGAATCGAACCTAGATAATTCGCTTAGAAGGCGAATGTTCTATCCATTGAACTACAGGGACAGATTGGTTAGAACGGAACTTCGTCTTGGGATTCGGGTTCAGAGTCTACACCATTCTGCTTCAAAACCCAGAGAGCCTGTGCAGACTTCTTAAGGGACTGGTCTTTAGCACCTACCTTACCAGTCTTCTCCCACGGCTTAGGCTCCCACTTGTTAGCCCAGTAGTCCAAATCCTTGTCAGCCAGAGCGGACAGGGCAGTACCCTTGTTATTGCCGAACGGAACAGCCAGTTCAAAGTCGATACCAACGCTACCAGTATGAGGGGCAACAAAGGTGGCTGGTTTAAAATCTGGGGCTGACTTCTTTAAAGGAGCAGAGGCAGTCTTGACCACACGGTCTACTTCTGCGTCATCATCAGCCGTAGCCAGACCTCCAATAGAAGCCAAGCAATAGCGTCTAAGATAAGTTAGGATTGCACCAGCCTGTTGACCAGTAGCCTGTTCGCCAACAGGAACAACGCACGAGGATTCGATGCTCGTACCATTCTTGTGGGCGATGATGGTCTTGATACCAATACCATTGTCGTGGTACTCAGAGGTAGGCAGTTGAATCACCGTGAGACCGTGCTTGTGGAACAGGGGTTTAAGATAAGACAAGTGAGCCGATAGGCTCGCAAATTTATTCTTAAAATGCGGATTAAAGTCATCAGCAACTATGTCCTTCGTGTCAGCGTGTACATTTCCAATAGCGATGTACAGTTCAGCCAGATTGGGCTTAGGAAGAGTATCGTCTTGCATATCGATGCGTGTCCAGAGTTGGTTACTTCTTGCTGACCACGATTTCATTGACGGAGCGAGCGTTGTTCGCATTGATACGGACAGCCTTGCCTTGGTCGTTGATGAACGAGTAGTACAGGTAGTGCTTGACCTTTACAGGCTTCAGCAGACGAGCCATACGACCATCGGGAAGTACGACATACTTGGTTGCGTTGTTGACCCCGATGAGTTCGGAGGTCGCATTGTTGGTGGTTGGGTTTTCCATAGTGGGAATTTATTGGGTAACAGAGGCTCCGTAGATTTTAAAATAGTCTTTCAGTCTTCGGATAATGGCTGTGCCAGTTTCTCCGTTATTGAATCTATCAGAAAGTCCGCTTCCGTTATAGTTTGTTGTTATAATTGTAGGGCGTTTATTTGAGGTACGCTCGTCAATGATTGAAAATAAATCAGTCTCCATACGCTGGGTCAAGCGTTCTTTACCTAAATCGTCAATGACCAGCAGAGAGCAGGAAGTCAGACGCTCGATGACATCTCCGTGAGTCTGATTGGCAAAGCCCTGCTCAATCTTCTGCTCCAGTTTCCGCATCGTGAGGAACTCAGAGTACTTGGGATAGTGGTGAAGCCAGCCCTTGTTGAACATAGCCCAAGCACAGCGGGTCTTCCCTGTCCCTGTGACACCGTGGAGCAGTACGCTTTGGTCTGGGGTGTACTCCTCCAAAGCCTGTTGCATCTGGGGAGCGAGTTTACTGACCACGGTGTCTTGGAAAGCACTAGGCGTGTTCGGGTGCATCGACTTGAAAGCCCAGTCGTGCTTATCAAACACACCCCTGTAGGAGTAAGGGTAATCGTGATACTCTGCCGTGCCAAAGCAATCAAGGCACACAGACACATTAGTCTTAAACTTCACAGCACGGCTATCCCATACAGGAGTAGCAGGTGCTTTGCAATGAATGCACTTAGAAGCCATTGGAGTGGTCGTTGTTGGTTAAGGTTTTGGCTTTGGAGCCGTTACTGTTTATTACAAAAAGCCCCTGCCAGCCAAAGGCAATGCTTTTGTTTATGGAATCTACAGCCTGTGCCTCGTTAGCCCAAGACCCCAGCAACTTCAACTGCTCCGTCTTGGTCATAGGGGTCAAAGGCTTCTTGGTCTGCTTGCGGTACATCTCCCACTTTGTCCAAGCCTCCTTGAAAGACTCTCCGTAGGGCAATACCTCTGTATTGATATACTCTATCTTATCTTCTTTTCTATATGTAGGAAGTCTACTTCCCCCCCTGCGGGAAATAGGTTTCCCCCTCCCTAGGAAATCTATAGCACCCACCAACGCTTGCTTCTCCACCGTCCGTAGGATGCGTCTGCCGTTCAGTTCGATGCGGACTACCAACTGGTGGTCGATAAGGGTTTTGAGGACATTCTTGACCTGTCTGTCGCTGAGTTGCAAGGTTTGTGCAAGGTAGCCGTTGGAGGCGAAACAGCCCTCTTCATTGTCGAGGGCGTTCACGATTCCGTACACCACCTTCTCGGTGATAGTAAGCGTTTCCAACTGGAAGACCTCTACAGGAATCCAGACACCAGTAAACGATGGCTTGCTCACGAATAGATGCTTGGCTTGAGAGCAGGAAGCGTCTTGCAGGAGGCATAGCCCTCCCACTCGTTGATGGTTTCGCAAATCATATAGCGAGCCAAGTCACGAGTCACACAGTTCTTCCAAATCTGGAGTTCCTCATCGGAAACAGTATACAGCACAGCACCGCTAGGCTCCGTGGTCTCAACAGCAAGAAACTGGAACGAGAAGGGCTTACTCCACATCATCTCTGCCATAAGGCAGTAGAAGCCAGCCTGTACCCAGTACAGCCTATCCTGCACATCATATCGGAACTTGAGAGCGTCTTGGCACGACTTGATGTCCGTGATGACACCACGCTCCACATCAACGATGTCGAGTTTAGCCTTACAGTCGATTTTGAACAGGCTACCAAGTACGACCACCTCCTTGCGGATTCCAGAACTGAACTTGTCAGCGTTAGCCTTCATACATTCAACGACTGCCTTACAGCAACGCTCCACGACTTCTTGGCTGTCAGCCTTGAGGATAATCTTGCCGACATTCTTCTCTTCAAATTCAGCCTTCAGAATCTTTCCCTCTTTGGTGCGACCATCGATGTCTGGCAGGTAAGCGATGGAGGCGAAGTACTCTTCTGGCTCTAGGATAGCCGTGTGGATGGCAGTACCGACACGCATAGCCTCGCTGGTCTCTACCTCCTTCTGGTGCTTGAAGTGGAACGGTGAACGGACGAAAGCCTTAAAGCGTGAAGCGTTAAGACCTACAAGAGAGCGGTACTCGCTCTCCGACATTTTACTGGCTACTGGGTTGTTGGGCATTTTGTTGGTTTTGGTTTTGGGTTATCGTACAGAGAACAGCGGGTTGCTGTGACCAGTACTTACGGACAGTTAGGCTCCAGACTTGGCTATCGTCAAGCCAGTATCCCAACTTTGTAAATTCATCCAGAATGACCTTGACTACATTGTCGCAGTCTGGTTTGGTTGTTTTTACAAGCGTTTTACACTTGTTAATCTTTGGTAAAAGGTACTTTGGGGGCGTGTAGTACAGGCTGATTTCGACCTCCACAGCCCCCTCAATGGGTACAGCGGGTACATACCGCTTGGCGTGTAGGCTAAAAGCGGATACCCAGCCCACCACCTTGGAGTTTTTCATCTTTCCAACAAACATCTGCCCAGTTTTGGACTTCAGAATCCTCAAGGCGGCTTGATGGGTGCTAGTTGGAGGTTCTAAGTTGCAAGCAATGAAAATATGTGTCATTTTAGTATTATGGAAAGCGAATCGCCCTATGAAAGAGTCAAAACAGACAAGAAGTCTACAACCCTTGAAAAGTTAGACCCAAAGAAGAAAGAGGAAATCGTTTGGATGACTGAAGAGGGTCATACGCAACGAGAAATCGAAGAGAAAGTGGAGGTGTCTGGTCATACTGTCGTGGCGGTTAGGCAGGATATGGGTGATAAGGATATTGACCTAGGTACATACAAGAAGGGCGTTAGCACTCTCTTCAAGTCTATTATTATGAAGGGTGCGATTCGTCTAGATACAGAAATCGACAAACTTCCTATCAGCCAGATGCCCCTAGCCCTTGCTATTCTTATCGATAAGGTGCAGACCCTTAACGACCAGCCTGTAGTAGTTACTGAACACAGACTCAAAGTTTCCCACGAAGCCATTAATAAAATGCTCTCTGGTGAGATTATAGACATTTCCTCGGAAAAAAATTAAGGCAAAAAGCCTTCCGCATAAGGCTTCAATTGGGCAAATGGGTTAGGGATGGTGGGTGTCCGTGGTCGGACTCGTTCCCGATTTTGATTTTATGCTCCCAGCATCTGCTATCTTACCATTGAGCCAAGCGATGTCGGGTAAGACGAGGCGATGCCCACTCCACTACGGAGTGAGGTCGCTACACCCTGTGGATGTTTAACCAAAATAAAAAACATTTGCAGGGAAGTCTTATTCTGAATTGTGCGGTAATAAAACTATGAGCGATAACCTCATTGTTAAGTTCAAGACGGCAGTCACGGTGACTGTCCTCGAAACGGTAATCTACTCGTCTGTTGCCCCCAGCAGTTACGAGACTGATTACGAAGGCAACGGAAAGTTCCTGCGAGCGTTCGCAAAGATGAGCGGTGTCGGCTACCGCTCGTTCTTCAACATCACGCTGACTACCAAAAGCGAATCGACTGGCAATACCTACCGCCAGAAAATCTCCGCTTATGAGTTCGTCAAGATGGTGGCTTGGGAGTTGCAGTCTGGTGTGATTGAAGCGTTCAGCAAGTCGATGTTCCAGCACGAGAATGGTTTCGAGAATGACGCAACCAAAATCGTGGAGGACAATACGAAAGAACTGTATGCCTCGTTCGAAGGTGGCACTCACTATTGGCGTGTGATGATGGCTGACGAACAGGACAAGGTTATGAACCGTGGCGAAAACTCCTCCACGGTTGCTGACTCGTTCGACACGGATGTGTCGGAGAATAAGTAATCGCTGACGAGTGTGAGTGCAGTCCGACCCTGCACTTGCATTTATCTGTCTTATCAAACTCCTACAAACACTCCTATGAAGTTATTCAACTTCGACAACGCAAAGACTCGCAAGGGCGAGCAACTCGGATACTCCACCGCAATTCTTTATCTGTCTCCGTCAGATACGAGTGGAATCATCGACACCTGCACCCACGCTACTGCACATTGCAAAGCGTTGTGTCTCAACACCGCAGGTATGGCTGGCATCTTCCCGAACATCATCGCATCACGCAAAAAGAAAACTGCGTGGCTGGCGAGCAACCCAGAAACTTTCTGGGCGAAGATTAGCCGTGAAGTTCAGAACCACGAGAACCTTTGCTACCGCAACACAAAACGGTTGAAGCGAAAGTTAAAACCGTGTGTCCGTATCAACGGCACATCGGATTTGTGGAGAATGGAGATGAGGTTGATTATGCATCGTTATCCAGATGTGCAGTTCTACGACTACACGAAAGATTTCGAACGCATCGTTGATTGGCATATGGATAAGATGCCGATGAACTACCATCTCACCTTCTCGCATTCGGAAACGAATCTTGAAGAGAGCAAGTGGTGTCTCGCTAACGGAATCAATGTCGCTGTCGTTTTCGAGAACGATGGTCCGCTCCCATCGTCTTGGAATGGTTACGAAGTAATCGATGGCGATAAGAGTGACCTGCGATTCCTTGATGCGAAACTTCCGTATCCTAACGCTCTGTATGTTGTTCACGGAGTTGTTATCGGTCTCCGTGCCAAAGGTAAAGCGAAGAAGGCAACCGCAAAGGTAAACGGATTCGTCAACCCAACGAAGAGTGTGTTTCGTGGTGTTGCTTGGAGTAACCCGATTGATGGCGAAGAAGACGAGGAGCAGAATAATCTGAACCGCTATGAGTAAGTGCAACTGTGGTAGCGGTGTGGAATCGTTCTGGTACTTCGATGGTCATTGCATCGAACTGTTCAAGGGTTGTCCGAAGTGCGAAGCAGATAAGTTCAAGAAGTATCGCCCCGACATTAAGACGCAGTATGTGAGCGAAGAAACTATCGAGCCAGAGCCAGAGGTTCGCATCGTCAATCGTCTGACGCAATGGGAGAACGAAAACCAATGAGTCGCTTCTATCGTAAGAAGTTAAACGCACAGGGCAGATACATCAACCCGCCTGTTCACGCAAAGAAGAAGCCAACCATTGCGACTGCAACGCACGGAACTGAAACGAAGTTATATAAGTTTGAGCGTGGTCCGTTAAAGGAAACTTCGACAGAGCGTACTATCCGAATCGCAAAAGAAGCAGAGGAGCGTTACTACGCAAGACGAGCAGAGAAGGAAGCAGGTAAAATGTTCAAGCAAAAGACTGCCGAAGAGAAGCGTGTGATTGCAGAAGCAAAGCGGAAAGCAGAATACGATGCGTTATCCGAAGGTCAAAAGCGTTATGCAGATGTAAGAGAGATGCGAAGACTGCAAAAAAGAAAGTGTGGTGCTCCTGTTGGTATGTACAAACGCTCTGAGGAAGTAAGACAGAAGATGCGTGAGTCAGCCAAAAAGCGTTGGGCAGGACTGTCACCTGTACTGACGAAAGAAGAAAAGCGTTTGAAGCACAATGCGTATCAGAACGCTCGCAACCAAAGGCTTAGTGCTGAACGCCGACAGAAAAAAAGCACAGCGTTCGTGATTACGATTACAATCACCGACCCAAACAAGTCGTGAAACTGTTGCTCACACCTTCGGGTGTGGGCTTAACTTTTGCTGTGCTACATACTACGCCCTCAACAGCCGAGTACTCACAAGGCAGTAGACAGTAGCACGGCAATCCATTTCTCATACAGCGTGAACCCCGACCAAACTAACTAGGGTAGTATCGCTGTGTGAGTCCACAGAAACGAAACAAACATAAACAGATACGCCTATGAAACAAATGATTGGTAAACTGCTGGCTTGGTTCTTACCAGCCAATACTACGGAGCATAAGTATGCTCTTTTGGAAATGCGAGTGATGTGCTTGGAGATGGAGAATAACAAACTCCGAGTGATGTTGGAGATGGATGACATCAACGCATCAACGAAAGAGCAGTTCAAACCGCACTTCGACACGCTGGTGTCCAAGAGCGTTATGAGTTGGCTGAAAAACTGGCTCGATGATTACGATGTATCCGAATCCGAATCCTTCAAGGATGGTGTCGGAAGTATTCTCGATGACCACGATTTCAGCGACCAGATTGACGATGCACTTGGCAATCGTGATTGGTCTTACGAGTTGGAAGGTGTCTTGGATTACGATGATGTCGCAAGCAAGGTTATCAAGAAGTTGGATTGGTCTGATGTCATCAGCGATAACGACATCGTTACTTCTGACGATATCGATTGTTCCGATGTAATGCTAAAGTCCGAGCAACTCTCCGAAGACGAAATCGTCAAGCGTGGCGATTTGGCAGAAGAGATTAGCAACGACTTGAAGCGTGATTGGTTTAAGTCCCTCATCGCTGAAATGGTTGACAGCGAATTCCAACACTCGCTTGGCAAGGCTCGTGAGAACGCACAAGCCAATTCCCAGAACGCAATCGATGACGAGATTCAGAACGCTGTCGCAGAGCGTATCGAGTCGCAGTTCAAGACCAAGTTCGGAGCCGAGTGGGACAATTGGTTCAGCGAGAATATCCGACACACGGTACAAACTGTGCTGGGCGAGATGCTCCAATCCGCTTACGAACAGACCAAGAGCGAGGGCAAATCCAATGCCTAAAAAGCCCAAGGTCTCCGAGGAACGCACCGCAGAGTTGGTTAAGATGTTAGAGATTCCAGAAACCATTTCGCCAGAGGATTACCCATCCGCACGGCTTCTTGGTGAACAGAATATCTTCATCGATATCAGTTCCGCTTGCAAAGCGTGGCGTAGAGTTGACCGAGGAGTATCCGAAAGGATTTTCAAGGTCATCAATGACGCTGGATGCGATGAGCACGAAGTCGATGCCCTCCTTAACGCCATTACACTCTAACCAAGAGTAATCGCTTCTGTCCCCAAAATTTGTGCGAAAAACATTGGAGCCTCCACAGGTTCTAGTGCGAAGTAGCACATAACCCAAAGAAAAACCAAACACACATATGTTGTCCTACAACATTCAGTCCGATGCCGACCTCACAAGTCTGCGTCTTCAATACGAGCAGGAAGTCGCAAGACATTCTGCTAACGCTCCGAAGGTTTCCTTCGGTGCAAACGCCCATAAGTATTCAGTCCGTGCCGTCCCGCTCTACACGAGCGAAGGCATTCCTGCTAACTGTTGGGGTAATCAGCGGTGCGATAATGGAGCAATCATTGGTAAGGTGTCCGAGAAATACGGCATCATCCAGAACGATGACTTCGAACATCGCATCCTCAACGGCTTCGAACAGAATGGTCTCACGCCTACTGCATTCGAATCCATCGTCACTCGTATGGGAGCACGAGCACACTTGTGCTACGATTTCCAAACCGAGAAGTTCGATGTTACCCACAAGGGTGATATCGTTGCCCTGCGTATCACCGCAAAGAACTCATTCGATGGCACTAGCCGTTCGTCTGTTTCTGTCGGTGCTCTTCGTTTGGTCTGCCTCAATGGTATGACATCGTTCCGTGAAGATGTGTTTATGTCTGTGCGTCACACACAGTCCGTATCCGCAGACTTCGTGAGCAACATCATCCAACAGGCGATGAACGAGTGGACTCATATTCGTCAGTCGTTCCAAAATCTTGCTACTAGCGACATCACGCAAGAGCAGGGTTGGAACGCTATCGAGAATATGGTTAACCGTGGCATTCTTGGTGCTTCGCTTCGCAAGCAAGTCCACGAAGTCTGGGAACAACCATCGTATGAGGAAGACCGCAGTCGTAATTTGTGGAATCTGTATAATGCCCACACGCAAGTGCTGACGCATAACCACGGCAACCACAAGTATGAGATGAAGCAACGCCAAGGTGGTGCTGTGCTTAACACTCTGCATACGGCTTCGACCTCTGCTGAATTCGCACGACTTCTTCTGGCAACACCAGACGAGGTTCGCTCTAACTGATATTACAGGGACGCATCATAGCAATGTGGTGCGTCCCGCTTATCACTATGAAAGCAACATTCGGTATCGGTCTCGAACCAACCAAGCGTAACAAAGTTTGGGTTGTGTCTATCTATATCAACCTGCCCGACAAAGCCCCAATGCTCGACTCTGAACATTCGTTCAAGACGAAGCGTGATGCGAAACTGTTCATCGAAGGATGGAAGGCTAACTGTGAGTGCAATAATCGTAACTAATATGATTACGATTAACGGAGTTGAGTTAACTCCTGCACAGTTAGTGTCGCTCACCAAGTTGGTGAATGTCGGTTGGACTATTGATTACTCGTCAATCCATAAACTGCCAGCAGAGCAATGCATTATGGTCGCTGTCAAAGGCAACCAGACAGGTGCTCAAATGGTAATCGGAATCGAAGCAGATGGCTACTCGCACTCGTAAGTTTAGTTGGCTGGTAGTAGCACAGACCTACAAGTCTGCCGTCATCAAGGCTGAAACTGAACGAGATGCTATCGATGTGTTTCATAACATCGAATACAATGGTTCAACCAGAGCGAAACAGGCATTGGAAGACAGCACCGCATACGAGGTTGAAGCACACGAGTATGATTGCCCTCGTCCTAAACGGAAACGAAAATGAGTCTCGATTTCGAATTCGCCAAGGGCATTAAGAAAGAGTTGATTGAGTATCGGCAGAAAGATGGTTCGTTGCATTGGTTGCCTCGTGCTCAATCGTTCGTCTTCTATCAGATGTTGTTACAACACGACATCGATGGTGAGATGACCGATAAAAAGATGTGCGAGATTAACAGACGCATAGAAATCATCAACGCCAGCATCAGCAAGCATTCGCATTGGTATTCAGCAACCGAAGGATTCCAACATCAGTTGAATGATGTCGTTGTCTATTGGGGGCTTACGACAAATGTATCCCATATGTCTATGACCAAATGGAATGCTTGGTTTGCAAAAGCCCACGCTCGTAGAAGTATGGAGAATCATAAACAGTATGGCTGGCAGAATGCTGTATTGAAACCATACGAACAGTTGTCACGAGCAGATGACAACGCTGGCTGAAGCAGTAGTGGTTGGCATATGGCTCTGCATATTAATCAAAGGATTGCGAAAATAAGCAAAAACCTTGGGTTAAAGACAGGTTTCACAGCGAAACCCAGCCATCACACAGTCCACGCATCGTGCAGGTGCGTGGATTTCATTTTATGCTCCCAGCATCTGCTATCTTACCAATAGGAAAGCACGGCACTACGCACGGCTGACCTCCGCACGAACCAACAACAAGTGCGGTGACGGAACCACGAACGCATATGAATAAACAAACCCCCGAAGAAATCGCCATCATCAAGGCGAAGGTGAAAGCGGAACAGGCGAAACAGAAGGCGAAGGAACTTCGTCTCGAAAAGAAAGCGAAGGCTTTCGACAAGGCGAAGGAACAGCGGATTGAAAAACTTCTCGCCCGATTGGAAAAAGCGAAGGACGCAAAGTTCCTCGCAGGTGCAAAGAAGGTTTCGTTTATCGTGACCCAGAAAAATTGGGACAGCGTAATCGAAACGCTTGAAGGTCACGGCAAGAATATCGCTGACCCGAAAGCAAAAATCGGGATGGGCGAAGTCTGCCATTGGGCTGACAAGGTTGAGCCTATGCTCCTCGGTCTGATGTCCGCAATCAAGGCAGGTCAGAAAACCGCCTTCGAAAAAATGGAGGCGAAGGAAAAGCGGACGGTTCGCCGTCTGACCGCTGGCATCAGCCAAACGAAAATCAAGCCAGCGAAGTTCAAAGCCATCCTGTTGAAGCAAGCCAAACGCATCAACAATATCGTGGAGGACATCGGAGAGTTTAAGAAATATATTTCGTGAGCCTCATCGCCCTCGGAATATTCATTATCGTCCTGCGTATGTTGAACGGAAAATAATCCGTTACGCATCGCACGGCATCACGAGAAAAGAAGTGCATCCTCTCGCCCTACGGGGCGGGGGGGTGCATTCTTCCTCACAAGCCTCATTCTCCAACGCATTCAGATACACACTTTTTACTTGCAAAAGACTAGTAGTGATGAAGGCAGGGGTTATTAGGGGGGTAGTTGGTATATGGTGTCAAGTGGTATCTGCTTGGTAGGGTCAATATATGGCGTTTTTTAATGTTCTGGGTAGGGGGAAGTGTATTTCCTAGGGGGGTGTAATAGATTTCCCTAGGGGGGTGCTATGGATTTCCTACATATAGAATAGGGTATAGGATAGACTATAGAGATACAGGTATTGACATATCGATTCCTCTGGGGAAAGTAGACATATGAACCACAAGGAGTCGGAGTTGGTAGACATTCTTAACATCACCAGAGCCGAATTTAAGTATCTACGGAAGAATCTGGCTAATTCTGATAAGAATGTCGGTCCTCTTTGGATGCGTGAAGAGTCAAACAAGCCAGAACACCTGCGTACCGTGTATTGGACTGATGCTGGTATGTACTTTCTAAGGGCTTACCTGTCTGAGAAGGCTGGTCAGCCTGTGATTAAGCCAGATACTGATATGAAAGTAATGAGTAAGGCTCAGTTTCTTGATATGGTGCATAAGACCAAGTGGGTAGGCAAGGTTGTCAGAAACCTATACAAGAACCATATGGTCTTGATGGTGGAACATAACTCTGGGTTTAATGTTATGGTTAACTGCCGTGACAACCAACTATTTTCCAAAGGTGCGTGGGTCGTAGTTGACACCAATGAGAATAGCCACACCGTTCGTGGTCAGTCTTTTAAATCTTATGAAAAAGCCTTCGAAACCCTCTCCAAAAAAGGAGTCTAACTGTGGCACAAAAGATTTGTGCAAAACCCTAGGTATTCCTAAATTCAAACCTCTCGACCACGAGCAAAAGGAGAAGTCTAAAAATGGGAAGTAAAGGAGGTCGTGGTATGGCACAGCCTACCTATTTGCCGACTACTGGTACAGACCTGTCGCAGTTTAACAACACTCCTATGAACCAAGGCTTTCAATGGAATAAGCCACAGGGTTTTAAGGATGCTACGGAATCTAATATTGGTACTTCTAATTACACTCCAAATTTCTTGTTCCAAGATTCGCAGTTTGGTATGAGCGGTTTCCAAGGTCAGTCTAACGGTAACACTAATCCTGCTACTAACGGTAATGTTGGCTATAATGGTGGAAACCAAGCAGTTGACCCAAACAGTTTCTGGAAACCTATTAACCAATATGGACCTTCGATGTTCAGATGAATATTGACCCTCACACAGGCGATGATGAGGATGATGATGATGGCGAAAATTTATATTTCCAAGACCAATAACAAAATCGAAGTTCTGACCTAGCGGTCAGAACGATACAGAACTGATTTACGCATTGGTAGCACAATGGTTGTGCAACAGTTTTGTAAACTGTAGGTTGTCGGTTCAAGTCCGACCCGATGCTCCACTTTAACACTATGGAAGAAAAATGGCTCCCAGTACCAATCAAGCAATTTGAGGGCTTGTACGAGATTTCCGACCAAGGGAGGCTAAGGTCTTGCCTCAAGACTACAAGTGACGGCAGAAGGCTTCCCAGCAGGGTAATTAAGCCTACTGCTACCAAGGCTGGATACTTACAGTTCAAGTTGCATAACAATAAGTTTAGGTTTAATGTAAATGCACACAAGATGGTTGCTATTACTTTCGGTCTCATTCATTGGAATGAACACTCTTTAACGAATATGCAGATTAATCACATTGATGGAAACAAGCACAATAATTGTGCATCGAACCTAGAGGCTTGCACCCCTAGCGAGAATCTTATCCACGCTTACAAGACAGGACTTAGAAAGTAATGGCTGAAGACCCTTTTGCTAAGATTGTACAGGACTGGCAGGATGCCAACCCTACAGTAAGACCTAAGACAAAACAACCAGCGTCAGCAACTACAATCATTAGTAACAATCCCAGAACTACTGGTACTGTTGCTGGTGCTTACTTTGCTGGAAGTAAAGCAGTTGGTGCATACCGTACTGGCATCCTTGAAGCAACACAGGCTCTTCGTGCAAGAGGAGTTGAAGAGGTTAAAATTGCTAAAGAACTTACTAAACTTGGATTTGATGTAACTTCCAGCACTCCTACAGGCGGTAAGGCACTTGCTACTGCTGGTCGTGATATTGCTTCTAATTCACGGTGGGGTAATTTGCCTTGGGGTAAGGGTTATGAAAATGCAGCAAATATGGAAAGAATTCCTCAACTTACAATGAGAGGAAGAGAAGCACTCCCTTATGTTGCTGATGCTGGAGCACCTACTAGACTTGTTTCTACTGCCGAATCCGCAGTAGTAGACGCTAAGAAACTTGCACAGGCTGTTGCTGATGGAAAGATTACTCCAGAACAGGCTCTGAAATTTTCTACAAAAGGACTACAGCCAGCAGTTGCTGACCCTGTATCTAGATGGGTAAAGGCTGGAAAAGGATATCAAGCAATTATGGGTGGCAGTCAGCCTGTAAATTCAATGGCATCTGTACGAAGCGGATTCAGAGGTAATAAGATTCCTATGGCAATGGCTGGTATGGAACTTGGTGGAGCCGTGTATGATGTTGTTGGTGAAGATGGAGTTTTTAATAGAGAATATATGAAACAGGTTGGAAAATCTAAAGACCCACTTATTCAAGGTCTTGGTGTAGCACTTGCTGGGCTTCAGTCTACCAAAAGAATTGGCAGAGGTGCTGGCGAGGCTCTTACATTTGGCGGTCTTGGTATGTCTGGTCTTCCAGACGCTGGAGAAAGAAGAGATGCTATTGAAAATGCCCATAGAATCTTTAGAGAAGAAAAGGCAAAGGTTACTGGAGACTCAAGCAAAAGTCATCCAGTTGAACTAACTCATACTTATCCGTTGAGCGACAATCACGGTCTTAAGCAGAATGAAAACGAAAAAGGAAACGAACTGTTTAAGGCAGTTGAGTCTTCTCCTAGATTTAAGGCTATTTATTCCAAGGAACTTGCTAGACTTGGTGTGCCACAAAGTATGTGGACTCCCGATGTGTATAAGGGTCCAGAACACGAATACAGCATCGATATGAATGACAACATTAGAGCAACGCCTTTTGGTTCTGCCCTTGAAAGACAACAGATGCAAATTGCGTTTGAAGATGCTTCTCTGCAAAAATACAACAGAGGGCGGTCTGTACTTAATGTTGACCCTTCTGCTGGACCAATGGGTTGGAGTACTATTAGAGGTACAGACCCAAGAGATTTAGGTCTTAATCCAGATGCTGGAAACTATTCTACTGACGGATTTATTCGATAAGTGGACGAGTTAAACTTCACGCCTTCTCCGCATCCGTTCCTTAAGATGCCAGATATCAAGATGCTCGTTGAGCGTCTTGGTATTGAGAAGACCGCTGAAGTTCTTGAACTTAGAGAAGACAAAATTCTTGCTGAACAGTTAGACCCATTTCGTCACGGCTTTGAACCAGAACATTGGCACGAAGCAGATAGGTTGATTAAAGAGAAGCAGGAATTGCTTGTGTTGGGTGGCAACCGTGCTGGCAAAACAGAGTGGATGGCAAAGCGTGTAGTGCAGACCTTAGTCGGCAAAAAGAACGCAATGGTTTGGTGTCTTCACACAACTCAGAAATCCAGCATCCAGATGCAACAGAATGTTGTCTGGAAGTATATGCCTCCAGAATTAAAAAATCTCAAAAAGGGCAAGGTAACTAACATTGCGTACAGTCAGAAGAATGGATTTTCCGAAGAGTCCTTTATTCTTCCTAATGGTTCGCAATGTGTGTTTATGAATTACGCCCAGAAGCGAGATGTTATTGAAGGTGGCGAGTGTGACCTTATCTGGTGCGATGAACTTGTGCCTATGGACTGGGTTGAGACCTTGCGATACCGTCTTGTTACTCGTAGAGGCAAACTGGCAATTACCTTTACCCCTATTGCTGGCTACTCGCAGGTGGTTAAGGAGTTTGTGTCTGGTTGTAATTTTATTAAAACCCTTCCCGCCACTATCCTAGACCAGAATAATGTCTATGTTGGGGGCTGTCCAAAGGGACATATGCCATTTACGGCTCATTCCTATCGTGGAAACGCTTCCGTAATCTGGTTTCACTCTCAACTTAACCCTTACAACCCCTTTGATGAGTTAGTTAAGACTCTTACAGGCAAAAATTTGTACGAACAGAAGATTCGTGCTTACGGCTGGGCTGATAATACGGTTGGAAACCAGTTTCCAAGGTTTGGAGACAAGAATATTGTGCCATTAAAGGCTCTACCAGAAGAAGGAACCAATTATATGGTTGTAGACCCTGCTGGAGCCAGAAACTGGTTTATGATTTGGGCAAGAAAGGCTCCAGACGGCAATTTGTTTATCTACAGAGAGTTTCCAGACATTTCGTATGGTGAATGGGCTTTGCCTAGTGAGAAAGCAGACGGTAAAGAAGGTATGGCTCAAAGAAATGGTGCTGGTATGGGTATTGATGACTACAAGGTGACTATTAAGACTTTAGAGGGCAACGAGGAGATATTAGAACGCTATATCGACCCTCGTGCGGGTGCGACACAGGCAATTGGGCGAGACGGAGGCACATCCGTCATCGAGTTGCTAGACGGAGGTGATAAGCCAATGTATTTCGCACCCTCGGCTGGAGTTGCTATAGAGCAAGGCGTTGCTATGATTAATGACCTGTTGGCGTTTGACATTAATGAACCGCTATCTCCGCTCAACCAGCCAAAACTTTATATTACAGAAAACTGTAAAAACTTAATCTACTGCCTACGAGAGTGGACAGGTCACGATGGTGACAAGGGGGCAACAAAAGACCCTATTGACTGTTTGAGATATTTAGTAGTAATGCAACCAGAGCATATTGACGATAAGTCAATTCCTATCAATGTACCCTTTTCATACTAATGAGTAAACAAGACAAATTTATGGGAGATAACACTACTGACGATAAACTGTTGTATGGTAGCGAAACTCCAGATATTCAGCAGTTAATCTTTGAACTTAACCGTTCTTACCTGTTTGGCTCCAATGTTCACGAAGTTAACGATAATGATGATATTCGTTATTGCAGATGGAATGGTCAAACTTCTGACGGTAAAAAATTTAGCAAAAACCGTGATGAAGATGACCCTGCATTGCCGTTTGAAGGTGCATCCGATGCAAGAGTCAGACTGATTGATAGAATTATCAATGAACAGACGGCTCTTTGGATGAACTCATTAAAGGGTGCTAAACTTGGTGTGTCTGGAAGAACTTCCGATGATTCTGCTACTGCTGGCGGTATGCAGATGCTTTTAGAGTATGTTGCTAGAGGAAGACAGAACCAAGAGATGAGAAGAGAGGCTGAAATGCTTGGTCAATACACAAACCAGTATGGTTGGTCTGCTATGCATATTGGTTGGGAGCAAGAAATGGGTACTGTTGAAGAACGCTTTACAATTTCTGACTTGGTAAATGTTGCCACAGAAATGGCTAGTCAGAATCCAGAAAGCCCTCTTGCTTCTCTTCCTTCTATCATTCTAGACCCTGCTCAAGACGAACTTGCTGTAACTTTGGTTGCTAACTATATGCCTTCAATGTCCGAAAAGGATATCAGAAGAATGGTTAAGGAATTAAGAGAACAGTCGTATGCTGTTATTTACAAGGAAACTCTTATTAAGAATCTTCCTGTTGTTACTGCCCTTAAGCCGTATGACGAAATTTCGTTCCCGCCAGAAACTATTGACCTACAGAAGGCTCGTCTAATTTTCAGAAAAGTCTTTATGACTGAATTGGAAGTTCGTGCTATGATTAACACGGATGACTGGAGTGAAGAAGGCGTTGATGATGCTATTAAAACCAAGGGTATGTTTACTCTTTGGAGAGACCCTAATATTGTTCCTGTTAACCGTTCAATGAACGACTACAGAAGCAAGACCGCTAACCTAATTGAGGTTAGTTATGCTTACTATAGACAGTTGAATGAAGCAGGTAACCCTTGCATCTATTACACTATCTTTTCACCCAATGCACAGGGTGATACATATTTGAAGCACGGCAAACTGGGTTACGCTCACGGTAAGTATCCGTTTGTTGTGCTTCGCAGGGAGTACATTCGCAAAGCCGTTTACGAAAGCCGTGGAATCACCGACATCCTATCGACAGACCAAGCGGAACTAAAAGCACAGCACGACTCAATGAGAGACCGTACTGCTTTTGAAACTGTTCCTCCCCTAATGTATAAGAGACGAGTTGGTGGGACTGGAAGAATCGGACCAGCAATGCTACTCCCTGTTTCAGATGTAAACGACTACAAGTGGATGGAGCCACCGAAGGGTACTCCTACTATTGCTGAGTTTGTTGTGAACACGGTTGAAAAGAACGCTTCTGCTTACTTTGGTCTTGTGCGTGAGGATACCCCTCCTGCTCTTGCTCAGATGCTTCAGCAGAACTCAGTTGATAACTGGCTTACTGCTTGGACTGAAATCTACAGCCAGATGCTTCAACTTTCTCTCCAGTATATGGATGTTGTTGAAGTTGAAAGAATCACATCACTTCCTATGCCAAAGGTAATTGATAACATTACCCATCAGTACGATTTTGAAGTTAAGTTTGATGTCCGTAATCTGTATTCCGACTTGGTGTTGGAAAAACTACAGGCTATCTCGCAGTTTGTCCTTCCGATGGATAGCGGTGGTGTCATTGATAGGAATAGAATGGTTCAGAAGGCTATTGAAGCCATTGCACCAGACTCTGCAAAGGAACTCATTATTAACAATGCATCTGCATCCCAGAGGCTGTATAAGGATGTCCAGACTGAGATTGGTATGATGATGCTTGGCAACGAGGCTAGTTATGTCGAAAACGACCCTACGGCTTCTACCAAGATGCAGTACTTGCAGGACATTATGAGCAAGAACCAGAAGGCTCAACAGGCTTCCCAGCAAGACCAGATGTTTGGTCTACTTCTTCAGAACTATGTCAAAAACCTGCAAATGTCGGTTATGCAGGAACAGAACAAGCAGATTGGCAGAATTGGCGTATCTCCTGTTGCTGATAAGATGAAACAGGAAGGTCAAGGCGGTCAGCAGTCTCCTACTATTAATAACAACATTAATGTAAACTCTAACAATCAACAGCCACAAGGAAATGAAGGATACTGATTATAATATTGGCACATTTGCATTTACCGCTCCTAACCCGCTCTGGGAGCATATTTTGTATATTGTTGACCTAAACATTCAGTCTGAAACCAATAGGGCGTTGCAACAGGATGTAGTTGGTGAAACTCGTGTTCACCAATGCGGTAGAGCCTCTGCAATGACCGATTTCAAGAACCTGCTCCTTGAAGAGCGAGCCAAGGCTCTGAAAGAATAATTTTACAATCGCTTGACACTTGTAAAAAAGGTGTCAAGTGTGAGTCCAACAGTTTCTGGAAGTCTGTAAAAATCCTGCCTAAAACAAAAGCACTTTAGACTTATTCTAATGACCCCCGATAATAAAACTGGAAACGAGAATACCTCCAGCCCCGAAAATTCTCAACAGGAAGATTCTTTTCCTAGTTCTAGCGTTCTAAACGATAGACTGAACCAACTTCTGTGGGACGATGAATCCGCACCACAGACGGAAGAAGGCGAAGCCGATAGTAATCAGCCAGAAGTCCAGCAGACTGAAAGTGAGCCAGAAATGGACACTAACACAGATACTGATGGCGAAGAGGTTCATTCAAAGTCCGAGGGAGAGCAAGAGGAGGTATCTCGTGGTGTACAGAAGCGTATCGATAAGTTGACGGCTAAGAGAATGGAAGCGGAAGCAACCATCACTCAGTTGAAGGCAGAACTCGAAAACGCCAAGACCACGGCATCCAAGCCTGTATATGAAGACAGAAGTATTCCTTTTTCCAATATTGATTCGATTGCTGAAATTGAGGCAGAGATTGCCCAAGCAAGGTCGGTCAGAAATTGGGCAGATGAAAATGCTGATGGAATCACAGTTACAGACAAAGATGGGAATGAAGAGTACTTTGACCCTGCCAAATTAAGGCAGATTAAAGTTAACGCAACGAAGGCACTTGAAGAAGGGCTACCAGAGCGTTACAAGTACATTCAGACTAGAGACCAAGTCGAAACCATTGCTAATAAGGAGTACTCGTGGTGGAAGGATAATTCGTCCAAGGAAAAGCAGATTGCAGAATCGTTTCTTAGGTCGTTTCCCCAAATCAAGAGATTTCCAGATTACAAGATGGTTATTGGGGACTACATTCGTGGAGTCCGAGCCAGAGAAAACGGTAGCCGTCAAACTACCATTTCAAAAGCACCTGTTCAGCCTCGTTCTAGTGGTGTAGCACCGACTGTTCAAAAGCAGGAAGTTCGCAGTCAGAACGCATACGCCAAGTTCGCCCAGTCTGGGAGAACGGAAGACCTTACAGATATTATTATGAACAAGTTCCTGTAACCTAAAAAACTACTACTATGGCAAGTCTAACAGAAAGAAATATCGTCAGCGGTAAGCGGGAAGCCCTCGCTGACATCATCTCGCTCATCGATGCGAAGTCCACTCCGTTCACCTCTATGGCTCCCAAGGTTGCTAAACCTGGCAACACGCTGTTCAGATGGCAGGCTGACTCCCTCCCCACCGTTACCTCCGAACAGGCTGGTATCGTTGACGGTACGGATGTTGACCCGAATGGTGCTTCCATCAAGAACTTCGTTAAGGACGGTGCTACTCAGTACCGCTACGAACTCTCCAACCACATTCAGATTTTCAGACAGGCAACTCGTGTGTCTCCTCTGACAACTGATATCGCTGTCATCGCTGGTGTTAAGTCGGAACTCGCCAACAATGTTGGTAAGGCTACCGAAACCATCAAGCGTACTATGGAGAAGACTCTTTGCTCTGGCAATCTTCCCAAGGCTGACGATGGCGTTTCGCAGGGTTATGCTACTCGTGGTCTCGATGGCTGGATTAAGAACGACTTCACAGGTGACACCTATCTGGCTGTCCCTGCTCCGTTCCGCACTCCTACCGCCAGCATCTCCACGGTTGGTACTGCCCTCCTTGATGAAACGGTCTGTCAGAATATGCTTGCTTCCGTCTTTGAACAGACTGGTCGCTCGCAGTCCTTTGACGGTCTCGTTGGCTACAAGTTGAAGCAAGCCTTCACGAACCTCACCTATACGACCAGACAGAATGGTACGGCTAATACCGCTTCGGTCATCAGAACTCTTAACAGAGACTCTGAAGCCAGCGTGTACAAGTCTGGTATCGATGTCTTCGAAGGTGACTTTGGCTCGATTCGTCTGCATACCTCTCTCTTCCTCAAGAACAACTTCTGCGGTTACCTGCTGAATATGGACTTGGTTGGCGTGGGTTATGGTGGCAACATCGCACAGGTCAAGGAACTGACTGACAATGGTGGTGGTCCTGCTCGACTTGTCGAAGCCGTGGCTACTTGCATCGTCAAGAATCCCCTTGGTCTCGCTAAGTTCGACTTCACCTCGTAACTAATTCGTGGCTGAAGATATCGTTCAGTCACTTGTCGATGTGATTCCCGCCCATCTCCATAAGGATTTGGAGCGGGAACTCATCCACGGTTGGAGAATGAATGAGGCTGTCGCAAAGGCTAACGCCACCAAGATGGCTCATTTCAACCATACGCACGAAGCCAACAATATTGAAGGTTTCGGGCGTAAGGTTGCCAACATTCCAGATGATGCTTTTCACTATTGGGGTCATAGACTTGGCTACGATTGCTGGAAGGATAAACAATTTATGCGGGAGTTCCTTCGGGATAACCCAGAATGTGCGGTGCGGAATTATGTTAAAAAGACAGTAGTCCAAGGCACAGTATTCGGTGCTGACGGATTCATCACCTAATGCGTACCACAGAATTTTCCCAAATCCTATTTGAGTCGTTGCAGTATAGCGGTAACGACAGACACAATATTAATGACGAGACCTTTGCACAGTTTAGAGACTTTGCTTCGGCTCGTATGCGTGAAGTTTGGGAGTCACAGGAGTTCCCAGACCTAATCAGACTTACTACATTTACTGCCCTTACTGACACGGCTGGAGTAACTTACTTTGCTCCGCTGGCTACGGCTGGTGAAGTTCTTGGTGTATTTGACAAGAACCCACAAATCACCTCCAGAGCACTTGAACTTAAATACGAGATTTATGACCTAGGCACATCCGTAAGGGTGATTCTTCCTAGCGGTCTATTTACGACTGGTTTCTATTCTTATAGAACTAAGTTCGTCCCCCTTACTGGCACAATCTGGAAAGCCACAGATGTGTACTACCAGAATGCACAGATTTATTTTGACTCTGGCTCCGCTACTGGCACTTATGTTCCTGTAACTGGTAAGCCTCACAGCGGTGATTTCTACTACTGTACCATTAGTTCTACTACGGCTGGCTCTAACCCAAGCAATAACCCTACCCAATGGACAAAGATTTCAATTCCCTACATCTTTGGCAACTATATGGCTTGGGGGATGGCGGCTAATTTCCTAATCTCTGAAGGCAAGATTCAAGAAGGTGCTGGTCTTGAACAGAAGGCTGAAATGATGATTGCCATTGAAGTAGACAAATATTGCAGACAGCAAAATCAAACACGAAAAATCAACTTTACTAACCCATACGCTTAATGTCCTCCTCCTATATTAACTTCTCCTCCCCATCCGTAAGAAAGATGGCTCATTCGGACATCACTATGTCCGCTACGCCTAATACGGTTGTAGAAATCCTTACCCCTCCTGCTCTTCCCACCAGAAGAACAATGGTGTTTATTCAGAACAAGTCTGCCACCGCCAATGTGACTGTCATTTTTGATAGTGTTGGTGCTGTCGGAATTCTTGTTCCTCCGCTTAGTAACATTAACATTGATAACTACAACGGTACTGTCAGATGCAGTTCGTCTGTTGCTAGTACTGTCGTTCACCTCGCTTACGCACAGGTCTAATGGGAATCTCTGCTTCAGTTGGTACTCAGATTCCTACAAATGTTGTAGAAGTTGGAACGGAAATTACGCAACCTTCTCTGGATGCCATTAGTTCCGCACCGTCTGCTACATCGGTAAACAGGTTTGTTGTTCTTAACGACCTTACTGCTAAGGCTAACCTTTCTGGTGCTAGTTTTACTGGCAAGATTAACCTAGCCCCCCTTACCGTATCTTCTGCCTCTATTAACCTTGGCATTGGGACAGTCCCAACTACTACTGTTGCGGGTGATATCTGGATTGGAAGTAACCTAAACTTTAAGGACAATACAGGAGTCTCAAAAGGTGTTGCTAACACAAACACAGTAAATACTTTTATTGCTAATCAACTTATCACCTGCACTTCAACAAGTGCGGGTTTAAAGATTCTTCAACTTGGCACAGGCGATGCTCTTTCAGTAGAAGATGAAAACTCAGATACATCTAAATTTGTCATCAATCAGTTTGGTAAAGTTGGAATTGGCGTTGCTCCAGATACTAGTGCGTGTCTAGCAGTTGATGATACTGGTATTAAGTTTAATGACGGCACATACCAGACTACAGCATCTCAAGGTGTTGTTGGACCTGCTGGACCTGCTGGAGCCAATGCAACTGCTTGGGTATACAAGGGTGCTTACGATAACGGCTACACTTATTCTGTTGGAGATTTTGTCACACTTGAAGGTTCAAGTTATGTGATGTATACTTACATTGGTGCTGGTGGATACTCTCCTCCTTCATATACAGGCTCTTGGCAACTTGTAGCCAATAAAGGCGATACAGGACCACAGGGCGATACAGGTCCGCAGGGAAGTAGCGGAGGCAACGGTATGGATGGTGGCACTTTTCCAGACGCAAGTCCCGATGGAATGGCTTATGTCCGACAAAATAACAATTGGGTTACCCTGTCATCTCAACTACCAAGTAGTATTGGTGATGCTCCACAAGACGGTTTCCTCTATGCTCGTCAGAACGGAAGTTGGGTACTAATTCCTTAATCTATGACCTCCATAATCATCCTTCTCATTACCCACACAGCATTCCTTGTTGCTGGCATTTGGATTGGCGTTAAGAACGCTGACTCTCAGACCATCAGCAAAGGTAAGGCACTTCTTAACGCCTTGAAGAAGGGGGACTAATGCCCATTGAGTATAAGAAAGATGGGGATATGGGTTTTACTGGCTTAAACAGCCGAGACAATCCATCCCATCTTCAGCAGGGTACTGTTACTCAGTCCCAGAACTTTCGTCTAGACAGAGGTGTAGCGACAGTTCGTAAAGGCATTAAGCGTCTTACCCTTGGCGATATCATTGGCAAGACCGTGTATGGTTGTGGCTCTTACCTAGATAATGCTGGACAAGAAATCATTGTATTAATTACAGGTTCTACGGTTGCTACTGTTTTCAGTAATCAACTTTGGACATACAATCCACAGACATCTGGCATTACTGGTCCAATTTCTTTTGCTGGAGAAACTATTACTACAAGTGATGGTTGTGAAATTTGTTATGCAATGGAGAAGGTCTTTATTACAAGAGGTCACAATAAGAGACCCTTGATTTGGGACTTGGCTAATTCCATTACTCCGTTTGGTACATATGACCCTCTTATTGTTGCTCCAGCAACACAACCAGATGGCTATCAATTTCCTAACTGCAATGGGCTTCTGTACTATTCTAACAGACTAATTGCTACTGGTCAGCATTACTTAAGTGAAGGAAGGTCTAACTATGCCGTATGCGTTGCTAACTATCTAGAACACTTGAGTTGGGATGCGGTTGATGAATTCCTGTTCAATCAAGGTGGTAATGATGAAGTCATTTCTATTACGCCTTGGACGCTAAATGAGTTTCTTGTCTTTCTTAGAAACAGTATCTTTTATGTAAACATTGGTCTTGGTAGATATTCTACTGGTGACGGTCTTTCTACCACATCTTTTATTAAGTCTCTTGTTACCGACACAGGCTGTCTTGCAAAGAGAACCGTAGTCCAAGCCAATGGTGGCATTCTGTTCCTGTCTGACAATGGTGTGTACTTCCTACAGCCTCAGAACAATTCGTCTAACGACTCTGTAAGACTTTTGACGGTTGCCGAACCGCTGTCTGCACAGATTAATGATGTCATTCAGACTATCAATAAGACTACCGCATACAAGTCTGTTGCTATTTATTTTAACAACAGATACTACCTTGCCGTGCCAATTGGTACATCTGAAACAAACAACTGTGTTCTTGTTTATAACTTTATCCTAAAAGGCTGGGAGTCTGTTGACACTTACCCTGCTGGATTTGATGTGTTTAACTTTATTGTATGCAAGCGTAACAACGAAAAGAGAGTGTTTATTGTAGATACAAATCAAGGCATCTTTTTGATGGATGAACTTAATTACGATGAGTATCAAGATTGGGCTATTGGAGACCCCAACCAAGGTACACCTATTCTTCCTTTTCCCTGTGGCAATGGACTGAGTGCCTTGCTTGATGAAAGTTCTTTCCCTAAGAATAAAATTACAGGAGTTCTCCAGACAAGACGCTATAACTTTGAAAGCCTTGGACAAAAAAGGTTTAGTACAGTTGAAGTTGAAATGGTCTCTGAAGGCTCAAGTAGCGTTCTTACAGAGGCTATAGTAACAAATCCAGACTCAGTTACTACTATTGAAGGTTATGGTTACACAACTACTGAGGACTCTATGCGTAGAAATCCTATCAGAAAAAACGGTTCTGGCATTCAATTAAAATTTACATCTGATAACGACAGACCCACAATTCGCTCTAGTTTTGTGTACGCAACTGTCTGGACTCAGAACAACATTAGCAAAAAATAACTTATGGCACAAATTAAACGAGGAGACACATTTGTTGACGGTCAACAGGTAACTGGTGACAGACTCAACAACCACATTAACAATGCTAGTCTTGATGACGATGCAATCATTGGACAGACCGCCCTTACTGTAAACACGGTAGCGGTAGGTGACTCGTTCTTGATTCACGATTTGTCTGCTACTTCGCCACCCACTAAACTTAGAAAGATTACGGCTACTGGATTTCTCAACAGTCCTCTTAACTGTTCTTTTAATCTTTTTGCACAACCACTTAAAGACATTACGCTAACTCCTATTATTGGAACTGGTGTACAGAACAAAACCATTTCTCCTACTACAGTTGGTGAAGTAACCACAGTAAAGATTGTGTCTGCTGGTCACGGTCTTCTTGCTGGACAGGTTATTGTTGTGACTGCTGGTCCTTCTGATTTTAATGGAACTTGGGAAGTTGATAGCGTTACTCCAGACGAAATTAACTACAAACTTTTTGTGAAGTCAGTTCAGACCGCTGGAACTTGTTCGTATGTTAAGGCTCCTAGTGTACTTTCTACTGGGCATATTTCTGTTACAGGCGGTCTTTATTCAGACGGAACTAATAAGTTTGATGGCGTTACCCAATGTATGGGCAATCTTGTTGCTGAGTCTGCCCTTACTGCTAAAGGTGTGTGTAACTTTACAGGTACTGTTCAGTTTAAAGGCACTCCTGTCTTTGGTCTGTATTCTAAAATAACTTCACCTCTTACTAATGTTACCTTGTTTGGCACGGACAATGTTTATCGATTTGCGGCTTGGTCTGCTAATTGGATGAATTTTGGTAAAGTTACTTATACTGAAGATTTTATTGTTCCAGATGAAGAGACTTGGGAGATACACCTTGTTTCTACATTGTATAACAATATTGTGGTTGGTGCTGGCAATTATGGTTATGGTTGCCAATTAATTTCTAGTGTAAACAATGTTACTACAACTACTACAATTGGAGATACATTTAGCATTGGAGTCAATAGATACACCGCCACTCCATACATCTATAATGTTATTCTTCCTTCTGGTACTCACACTATTAGAATGGTTGCCTGTCACTTTGGTGGAGTAAGTACTGCTGGCTCTGAACTTAACTGTAGTACCACGGTTGCCCCTTCTCACAAAACTGTAAGCAAGTTCAAGACTGCTTAATGACAGAAGAAGACTTCCAGAGCACTTGTAGATTTGTCTACGAGAACAAAGACAACGGCAAACGCCCTGTCTTTCAGTTAGACTATCTTGATGACTGGCTGAAGTGGGCGATGGAAAAGGAATGGATGTTTATCAATAAGGTAAACAATGAGGTCAACGGAGTTGTAATCATCTACCCAATTGGTAGGTGGGCAGAAACTCCAACCCTTGAAGATGTGTTCAGATGTTCTGGAAACACATATGTTGACAACGACTACTTCATTATGGACGCTTTGGTTGACAATGAAGATGCTAGGGCTAACATTTGCCGTCAAATCGACAATAGATTCCCAGAGATTAGAGGGGATGAGAACAGCCAAATCTTTTCACAACGAGGAGATATTGTGCAAAAACTCAAAAAAGACCTAATCATAAATTTAACAAATAACTAATATGGGTTCAACAAAAGTACAGGCTCCACCGCCTAGAGATTATTACAAGGAATCGGTTGATACGATTCGTGCTCAAGTAGATATGGCTCCCATCATTATGGATGCGGAGCGTAGAATTGTTCCGCAGATGCAAGCAATGCAGATGGAGCAGATGCTTGGTCAGTCCAAGAATCTTCTATCTTTCTATGGGCAGGTGATGGACCCGTTTTCTAAGTTGGCTGGGCAGTATGCTGAGTCGATGAACAAGAACACGATGGAGCCTCTTGCTAGAAGTAGCAGAACTGCATACGAGGCAAGTCTTGGTGGCGGGGCTGGCATTCAAGACAAACTCCGCTCACAGGCGTTTTCAGACCTTGATGCTGGATTCAGCCTTACTCCAGAGATGAACACATTGGCTACACAGATGGCTAGGGCTGGGGCTACTCAGCGTGGTATGGCTGGTGGCAACTATGGCTTGGCTTCCGAAATTCTTGGCGGTTACCAGATGGGACAACAGAGACAAGATAGAGCCAGAACCTTTGCTGGTGCTGTGCTTGGTTCTGACCAGCAGTTGGCTGGACAGGCTTACGCTCAGTATGGCTCTCCGATGATGGCTGGCATTATGCAGGGCTTTAGTCCTACAGGCATTGCTGGTAATGCTATGGGTATGAACACCAACCTTGGTCCATCCTATGTTAAGCCAGAATCTCAGATGGCTCAGAATATTTACGCTAGTAACTACAACGCTGAACTACAGGCTAGAACTGCTACTGCATCTAATAATGCGGCGATGATTAGCGGTGCTATGAGCGGTGCTGGTTCTGCTCTAAAATCTGGCTGGGCTAAGTAAAACATATGGCATCACCATTTACACAATATACATCTGAGCAGGTAGGTCAGATTAACATTCTTCCTGCTGTTGGTCAAATCAGCGAGATGCTAAGAAAGGGCATCGCTGACTTTGGACAGGGCGTGGGAGAGGCTTATACTGGGTACAAGCGAGAACAGGCAGAGCACGATATTATGGCACAAAATGCCGTAACATCTGCTATGAAATATCTCAAGCAGGAGGAAAAGCCTAATGATGATAATGGTGACAGCGGTCAACTTAACTACGAACTAGACCCTAATACCCCTATGCATACGGCACTCCTTATGAAGGAGGCGTTTAAGGTTGGCGGTGGAGATTGGACTAATCCAGAGACTGCTATCAAGGGTCTTGCTGGGATGGACACTAATAAACTTAGAGCGTGGATGGGTGATGAGAATAAGTACAAGGTTGAGAAACAGCAGGAGTTTGACAACGATATCAAGGGAAGAGAAATGAAGGCTAGAGAGAAAACTCTCCTACTTGCTGAACAAGACGCACAAAGAAAAGACGCAGAATACCAGCGTGGTGTTGAAACACAGAAGGCTCTAATTGCCATTGAAAAAGAAAAGGTCGCTACTACTGCCATTGGTGAAAACAAGATTGTAACCAAGCACAGAATTGGTGACTTGTATTCTAAAACAGGAGAACTTCTTGCTTGGCAGACTGACATTGAATCTGTGATGGCTCAGAATGGTCTTAAGGATTCTGATGTAGTTACAAGGGAAACCCACGATGCACAGATTAAGGTTTACGATGACTATCCTTCTCACGCTTCTGCACAGCATTTTGCTGGAACTACAGATGGCAAAGTTCCGTTTAACCCAGAACTTCCATTAAGAGATAATCAAGAACTTCACCGCAACAATGGTGCTACTGAAAAGTTTATTAGAAATGCATTTAAGGTTGGTACTGAACTTGAATCTCCAGCCCTAAGAGCACAGGCAAAGGTATTCTTCCCAGAAGGATTTAGTGGTCCAATTTCAAATATGAATGGTGCGTATGCAATGGCTAAAAACATTGTAAAAACTAAGCCAATACAGGAAAGACTTGCTAAGAATTATGGCGTTGGGATGGTTCCTAATGGTGCTATCTTTGACAAGGCTTGGGTTGATGTGACAGGCACTACTGACAGCATTTCTGTCACTAAGATTGAAGTTCCTATTCACCCAGATGCTCAAGAGAAGGCTAGATATGACGCTGTGTCGGCAAGAATGGGAGACAAGATGCCATTCTCTTTTGAGCAATTTAAGATTCTGAATGTTGGTCATCGCATTCCGTGGTCATACGATGGTCAAGGCAACAAGGTTGTTCAAGTTGGCAAGGGTGCTAACGAGAAATGGGTTCCGTATAATAACCTTGCACAGGTTACTAATGAACCACCTAAGAATCAGTTTGAGCAAAACAGACTTGGTACTAGCACTTGGCTACAGGGACACGCTGGCAAGGGAC